TCCGTTTCCGCCAAGAAGCAAGGCCCTGAGTGTCATCACTCAGGGCCTTTTCTTCGTCTGGGAATGCAGCAAGCATTGCCTGGAAGCCTTCTGCCGCTTTCCTCTCGTCTGGCAGCTCTGAGCCTTCAAGGTCTTCAGCCATTGCTGCCATAAAGGCGCGTGCAGGGTCTTCACCCAAGATGGCGCGCAGACCTCCGCGAATCCTCCAGTTCGCTTTTCTCTTCCCCTGCTTCATTTCGATCAAATTCGAAGGGTTCACTTCGAGGATTGCACCTAGCTTGCGGAGGCTGCCTGCGACCTTTGCTGCCTCATCAATTAGAAATTCAATTTGCATAGTGTTGCCTTTTTGAGTACATTGCTGATGCGTGCTCATTTGAGTACGTTACCTAATTGGTAATTTTCTCATAGGAGCACTTTCATGATTCGAGTCTCGGTGAAGTCGACCGAAGTCCGCAACCAAAGCGGCGTCGCAAAGGGCAGCGGCAAGCAGTACAGCCTGGATTTCCAAACGGTGTGGATGCACACGGTTGACCGCAACGGTCAGCCCAATCCGTATCCGGAAAAGGTGGAGATCATCCTCCCGAAGAACGACCAAGGTGCAGCCCTGTTCTATCCCGCTGGTGAGTACGTTCTCGCTCCCCAATCCCTCTACGTTGGTCGAAATGGTGATCTGCAAATTTCGCCACGGCTGACCGTCCTGAAAGCAGAACCCAAGCCAGCGGCCTAAGCCATGTTTGAGCCGCTGCACGCTGCACGGATTGCGCTCATTGAGTCGGCTGCCCTGGCCCTGCTCAATGAGTTCAATGCAGGCAACCCAATGCCTGCTGATGAACTGCGCCTCTCGGTCAAAAACGATGAGGGCGTTTGGCTTTGCGAAAACCAGTATTTCGCCGCTGGTGTTCACGTTGGTAGCGAGGCCTTCTGATGGTCATGCCAACAGAAAATTTCGTCCGTCTCGCTCAGGCCCGCGATGACCTGCTGTTGCAGCGTTCGGCCTGGGCAGATGAGCGCGAATTCATGATTGCGCAGAAGCTCCGTGATGAGGCTATTGCCATCATCGAAGACGGCACGCGGGATTGGGCGTTTGAGTCCTGGCGCACCAAAGAACACGCCGCTGGCCGTCGCTTCGATAGCGATGCGCTGGCCCGTGCCGCATACAAGGGTAGGGCGCACTGATGGCGATGCTCTACACCCATGAACGCCAGTTCAGGTTCAGCGATCAGGCTGCGCTTGACGGTGCCTATTACAACGCTGGCAAGACGACCAAAGATGTGGCTGAGATGCAAGCCCGTGCGCAGGAATACGTGCGCGGGCTTACATCTGCATATCTGGACAAGCACGCTCAAAAAATGGCGCTGGCAGCGAGCGAAGCGAGCGGGCTTGTCTCACTATCAACAAGTTGCAGAGAAGAATTCTTCTCTGAAAACACCATTGAAATTGATAGGGAGAAGGCACGCATTACGCGTATGCGAAAGAGTGTCGGGATCAGCGCGAAAGCGCTGCACCACCTGGGCACCAAAAAGCAGAACGTGTTCATGCTCACGCTCACCTATCGCGGCACAAACCGCGATTGGAGCCCGCACCACATCAGCCGTTTTCTCGACGCGCTTCGCCGCTGGCACTACACCCGTACCGGCTCCAAAAAGGTCCGCTATGTGTGGGTCGCTGAGCTTCAAAAGCGCGGCGTCATCCATTACCACTGCCTCGTCTGGCTCGACGCTGGATTGACCCCGCCAAAGCCGGATTGCGCCTGGCGCAATCGCGGCGTCTGGAATGCGCCTATGTGGCCTCACGGCATGAGCAACCGCGTTCTGTCGCATGCCCCGGTGGCCTACATCATGAAATACGCCTCCAAGGGCAATAGCGAAGGGAAGTTTCCGCATGGCGCTCGAATCTCTGGTGTTGGTGGCCTTGATGAAGCTGGTCGCGGTATGCGTCGTTGGGTTCTTTGGCCTGCGTATGTGCAGGCGAATTCTGATATCTGGGGAGACTGGAAGCGAAAGGAGGGCGGCGGCTATATCAGCCCTTCTACAGGCGAAATCCTCCGGGCTGAATTCAAGCCAACAGGCGGCGGTTTTTCTCGCTTTGTACGGGTCTACACGAACCCCCGGCTAATCGAAGCTGGCGGGCCTTTTGAATGGTTGCACTAGGGGCAAAACATGATTTTTATTCCACTCGTCTTGGTCGCATTTATGTGGACTGGTGTTCACGATTCCACCTATCAAGGGCCGCGTTTCCATCAGGGCACGCATGCGCCTGCGCCCATGCTCGTCGTCTCCAAATGACCGACTTCGAAACCATCGTCGTGGCCGGAATGCTGTTCTTCGCATTCGTCCTCGGTTACCGCCAAGGCAGGGCCGGCTGATGGGTCTGACGCTATTTCTTGGCGCGCTAGTCGCGGCCTATTTCGGGGGCTACACGGCAGGCGTCGTTGTGGCCTACATCAAAAAGATCGGAAGCATTTCCTAGCTTCGATGCGTCCCGGGCGCTTTCCCGGTTTTGTGGAAAAAAGGGGTTCTTATGACTTTCAATCAACTGCGCAAATACGGCGTCGTTCTGGCTGGTGTTGCAGCAAGCGGCATGGCGATGGCTCAAAGCGCCACGCCTGAGGCTGCTATCGGCCAGGCTGAGGCGCAGATTTTGGGCATTGTTGCTGTTGCCGGTGCCGCCTTCATCGCTGTTGCGCTGGCCGGTGTGGGCTGGTCCGTGGGCGCCAAGTTCATCAAGCGCATCGGCGGCAAGGCTTGATGGTTGCGCAGGGGTGCCGTGGGGCTGCGTAGCGGTCCTGCGGCACCCCTGCGCTTTTGTTCCACTCGTTTGGTCCTCCTACATGAAAAAGCTCTTGCTCTCCCTCTTCGTCGCGATTCTCGCACTGGTGTCGAATGCGGCTTGGGCTGTGCTTCCTGTGACCGATGAATGGTCTCCGGGGATTGTTACGCCTGCTGAGTGGTTCAATACTGCACAAGCTGCTTGCGGTCGCGGCGTCTCTAAGCGTCGTGATGACTTTCCGGGGTACACGATCCAGTTTAAGGGCCTCGACATCGCGCCTAATGGCTCGCCTCGCGCCTGTCTGGTCGAAAGCTACAAGAATGGTGACTACATAGGTGAGCTTAATTTTGGTTTGAACTGGCGTGCTGGCAGCTGCCCGGCAAACTCTGATGCATCGGGCGGCGGTTGCGTCTGCAAGACCGGATACAGCGAGTTAGGCGGTAAGTGTGTCAAGCCTGACCAGTGTGAAGACAACTACGGCAAGCCAGGCATCGTCAATGTCACGATTGGCTGGAAATACAAGGATTTCGGTGGGGCTGACGGCGATTACACCGCATCCAACTACGTAGGCGGTAAGGTCAATTTTCCAGACACAAACAAGCCCGTTTGCTCTGGTGGTTGCATGGCTACCTTTGACCAAAGCAACCCGTATGACGCGGCATTTCATTCCACAGTACCCAATTCCTCGACTGGCCTTTACCGCGTTAGCGTTGATGCCAATGTGGTCTACGGCAATCGAGCGTGCACGGCGGAAGAGAGTGACACGCCTAACTCCAAGGCCGCTGACAAAAACACGCCTGATGAAAAGTGCGATGGCGATCTTGGCACGATCAAGTTAGGTGATCAGCCTGCTAAAAAAGTTTGTGTTCCTGGTGCTGATAAACCTGTTCCTGGCTCTGGCGAGAATGTGCCCAAAAAGCCCTCTGATGGTTCAACCAAGCCGGAGGATAAGGGCAATCCTCCTGCAGGCCCAAAGCCTGAAACTGGTGAGGGTTCCGGTACTGGCGGCGGTGGCCGCACGCCATCTGCTGGCGGTGGTGGCAATAAGGGCGGTCCCGGTGGTGCATCTAAGCCCGGTGGGGGCACTGGTGGCGGCGGTACCGGTGGCGGTACTGGTGGTGAAGAGGGTGGTGAAGAGGGTGGTGAAGATGGCGAGGAAAAGGGCGGCTCCTGCGGCGGTAAAGATCAGCCTCCTTGCAAGATTGACGAAACCGGCACTCCTGACGGCACTGGCGCATTCGATCAGGCAAACGCAGAGCTTGCGGCCATTGATGCGGCCCGTGATAGCACTCTTGGTGGCATCACAAATTCCGAAGGTAAAGACACCTCTTGGGGCACCACGTTTGGCTGGGTAAACCATGGCGGCTGCGCTCCCTGGATGCTCGGTACACTTCCTCCGCCTATCAACAGGAATATTGAAGTCGATATCTGCGAGATTGAGAAATACACCTCGCCCATCGTCTCTTTCCTTTGGATCATCACCACTGTTGCTATGTGCGCTGGCCTGGTGTTCTCCGCAGTTTCTGGGAGTAAGCAGTAATGCCATTACTCGGTGCACTACTGGGCAGCCTGTTAACCGGGCTCGTCGCGTACTTCTCGCAATTCGTCACCCGCAAGGTCGCATTTGGCGGCGCTGTCGTGGTGGCTTCCTCTGCGCTCACCCTGGCCTTGTTCGCTGCATTGCGTGGCGTCATGGCTATGGCAGAGGGCTCACTTTCAGGCCTGCCGCAAATGTTTGTCAGCGCCTTTTTTATGGCCGTGCCGCCTGCTGCTATTCCCTGCGTTTCGGCCTATATCACCATCTGGTCTGCATGCGGCGTCTACACGTGGCAGCGTGACTTGATCCACCTTTTTGCCAAGGCTGGCTGATTGGAGAAACCGCAATGGCTGTCTATGTTGTCTCGGGCAAACTCGGATCGGGTAAGGGGCTTTTCTGTGTTCACAAAATCCAGCAAGCGCTGCGTGAGGGTCGGCGCGTGGCGACTAACTTTGATCTCAAGATCGAGCACATGTTGCCTCACAAATCGCGGACCACGGCTATCCGTGTGCCAGACAAGCCCCTGGCGCAAGACCTGGACGATATCGGCCATGGCAACCCGGATAACCGCTATGACGAAAGCAAGGCGGGTCTACTCGTGCTTGATGAGCTGGGCTCCTGGCTCAATTCGCGTGATTTTCAAAGCCCCGAACGCGCCAAGCTGATCGACTGGTTGATCCACGCCCGTAAGAAGGGTTGGGACTGCTACTTGATCGTCCAGAACGTAGAGATGATCGACAAGCAGGTGAGGGTGGGCCTTGCTGAATACCTCGTCAAATGCGTGCGCGCGGACAAGATGCGCATACCGGTTATCGGCCCGGTTCTCGGCGCGTTTGGCCGCATGCCTCGGTTCCATATCGCCAATATCTTCATGCCCGATGTGCCCGGCGTCATCATCGATCGCGAGTGGTACCGAAACACCGATCTGTATGAGGCCTACGACACGCTGCAGGTGTTCCGCGACTGGAAGCGCGACCCCAAAGACCCGGCATTCCATAGCGAACTGTACGCAGGCCCATTCAGCTATCTCAGCCCCTGGCATGTCACCAACTATCAAGGCGAAAAAGTGAAAACTCCGATCCTCCGGCGACTGCTGCCCGGCGTGTTTGCGCCAGGTCCTGCTGCCCGTCCACCGCTCAAGCCAAAGATGCCCCTTGTGGCCGCTGCAGGCAAGCTCCCCAAGGATCAGGCCTGGACTACTGCCAGAAACCTCGTAGGTGCGCTATGACGGGCTTCTGGTGGGCCTGTGGCCTCGTCGCTGTACTCGTCTTCTGGCTGGCCTGCAAGCTCGGTGAGGCCATTGACGATGTTCTCCCTCCCGGTGAGCCTCTGCGCAAGCGGGATTGATTGGGGTATGGGGTGCAACCCCATGTAAGCCGTTCTCGCGCAAAGTGCCGTTGTTACGTTGACCTGGCGAAAGCTGCGCGCCGCAGTGCAGTTCCAGTTACGCCCAGCTGCGCCCCTGTCGTGTCGTTGCGTGCAAGCCAGTGCGCTGCAGAGCGCGGTAGACAGTGTCTTAAAAATCGACGGGCGGTCGCGTCGCGTCCTGATAAGCAATGGTATTTTTCAGCTTAGGCCATCTATGAAAGCGAAACCTATCAACCGCTCCATCTCCGGCGTTTTTAAATGTATCAGGAGAGTTTATGTTGGTAGGTTACGCACGCGTTAGCACCCAGGATCAAGACACGGCATTGCAGCTGGACGCATTAAATAGGGCCGGTTGCGGCGTGATTTTTGAAGAGAAGGCTAGTGGTGCTTCTCGTCGTGGGCGGCGTGAATTGGCGCGCTGTCTGGAGTCGCTGAAAAAGGGCGACACCCTGGTGGTCTACAAGATCGATCGAATTGCTCGTAGTCTGTTTGATCTGCTTGATGTGCTTCGCCAGCTTGAGAGGGTAGGGGCAACTATCAAGAGCATTACGGAGCCGCTGGATACGACGAATGCGATGGGCGTTTTTATGATCCAGGTGCTGGGCGCTGTGGCGCAGCTTGAGCGGTCCATGATCCGGGAGAGGTCTATAGCGGGCCAGTTGGCGGCGCGTGAGCGTGGCAATATGCCGGGGAGAATACGGGCTTTATCGCCGGAAATAGAGGCGCAGTTGGTTTCAGATTACAAGAGCGGATTGCATACCTATCGCGGTTTGTCGCTTAAATACGACGTGTCTATTTCGGTCGCAAAACGCGCTGTGTACCGTGTGACTAAGCCCGCGGACTATCGCAAAAAGGGCAAGGTTTAGAGCGGTCGGAAACATCCGTTTCCGCCAAG